AAAAAGATAGCCTTGCGTGTTGCATTGCCAACATTGATCGCGTCGTTACTAATTTAATTCAGTAATTCATACTGTAAGTTAAATTGAATAACGACGCGCTTATTCGCGCCTGGCGGGGAAATGTTGTTTATCGACAAGTTCCCGTTTTCGTCTATTCGTACTTTCCCTAATGACGAATTACCGAAGCCTATATCTGCGTTGCCCGCTGGACTATTATTAGTACACACCGCAACGCCTTGATTAACGCCTCCCACGAAAGACGCGCCAGCAATATGCTTCCCCTTGTATTTCGTGGTTAATTCTAAGTTTATAAACCCTATAGAAATTCCACTCTCCGAACCAAAATTAATGTTGGCGCTCGCATCTGGAACGTCTATGTATAGAACGCCAGACGCGTTCATTGTGCTTCCTGTTTTTTGAAAAACAACGCCATAGTCCCCAACAAATACAGCGCCTTGGATCCCGCCAGTACACCCAATTGGGACGGAGATTGACTGGATAATATCGCTTGACGGACCGCCTTGATAGTTGGTTGTTTCAGAGAAGTATTTTACTGTTGCGGCGTTGTAATTAGCAATACCAGAAAGTGAAGGTCCTGCAATTATAGATATGACGCTTTCCTCTTCCTTTTCTATTGCGAATACGAACGTCTGTAGCGCAGCCCTTGTAACAGTTCCAGCACTGACTAGATAGTTTTTCTTATTGTAATATACTGCGCCTTCCGTCCATGTAGCAACATTCCCTGCAACAGTAATTTCTATTCCATGCAGAATAATCAAGTCGCCTGTAGTGTACGACCCAATTAACCCTCGAACAATAGGATCAGAATTATATTTGAATCCTAGTTTTAAAATTGATTCAAAATACTGAAATCCGTTTGTGAGATTTTCTAATAGTCCATTCGCAATAACTCCGCTTTTGTCAAGAATGCGGGCGAAAAACTGATGAAAGTCTCCGTAAACGCTAGTATTTACAGGCGTTCCAGCGGTCGTACTTGTTTTGTCTCTGATTTTCCCGTATGGGAACGAACCACTTGCGCCGTCTACATTAATTTTGTTTTCTAGTTTTATAGCCATAATTACACGTAGTTTATGAACAAAAACGCTACTGATTGAGCTGGTTTTGTCGTTAATATTAATTGCCTAAATTCTAATTTTCTATTTATGTCCACGTTCGCAACCGCCCCTTTTGGATTTCCTCCAATAAAGAAGGTGCATTTTAAATTTATTCCTAATTCAAAGCCAAAATCATTATCAATTTTATTGGACACAAGATTATTATAACCTCCGCCGTGTTCTATTTCGCCGTGGCCAAACTCTCCGTGTTCAAAATTGTCGATAAAATCTACTACTGGAATAGACACCGATTCGGGTGGCAGAGCTGGTATATTTTCGTACACAAAAACATTAAATCCAGCGCCTTGCAATTGACTTTCTAACCACGCAGCGGATTGTCTTGCAGGAACAACGCCAGGAAAATTCATCTTTCTTCTTATGGCAACTATTCTGTTTGCCAGTGAAACAGACTCGTTGGTAATCATTCCAAATCGTCTCTCCCAATCTCTCGCATCGTCAATATTAAAATTCGAGTTGTCGGGAATGGTTGAATCTAATATAGAAACAGCGTCTTCATAAGCCTTAGCCTCTGAAACAGCAAGACCAACATGAAGCGAATCAAAATAATCCCCTATCTTTAAACGCCACGCCCTACCTGTTGGATAGAGCTGCTTAGTGAGTGCTAATATTTTTTCCGAAATCAAACTCATGCGTAAGTGACAGAATTTAAATATGGAATATCCCCGTTGACAAATGTATAAGTACTCACGCTTGCCGAGTCTATCTCTAAATTAACGCTTGTAAATATTGCCCCTGGCCTTACTGTTAGAATGGTAGCGATTACTTTATTAATGTCAATTATATCATTCTTATCCTCAAGAATGTCAGCAGCCGCAACGAATGGACGCACTTTGCCAACAGAAGAAGTAAGAGCCGACAATATCGCCGTTGTAATGGCTGCGGTGTTACCTACAAATCCGACAATTTCAATATCTACATTTTTTATTGTTACTGGCAAATAATTAACGATAGCCGTTACTGGCCTTCTCCCTCGCTCGTTTAACGCAAGGGTAATATCAGGATTTAAATTTACTACCGCCTCAACATCGGTAAGGGTCATAGAGGAAGGAGTTCCCTTTCCATCTGAAGAATCAGAAATAGTAGCTTCAATATAAAGATTAATTTCGCTTGTAAATCCTGATCTTGCATAAGGGTAAACACGCTCCACGCCTTGAGCGTCTGAGGCCCATAATCGGTAATCGGTAGCGGCTCCGCCTTGGGCTTCCAATCTAAAGGAGTTTAATATTTTTGTTCGGTAATCTTCCAACGACTCTGCGGCTAATGGCTGTATTGTTTCGATCGTTACGGCAACCTCTTTGTCAACAAGTGCGACAGGGGCGGTTAGCGAAAGTTTGTCGCCTATTTCCAGCTTGCTATCAAGCCCAGCATTTAAAGCTCTTATAACAATTGCGTTCGTTGGAGAGCTCATTGTGTGAGCTGTATCGAGAATGAATAATACGCCTGGACTCAACGAAGTATCGGAACTTTTAAAAGTAGAAGAAGCTGGAACAATAGCACCAGTAGTGCCAGTAACTGAAACAGTATACTGAGCAGCTCTTGGAGGGAATGGATCACGGCCCAATTTCACACGCCCGAACCTTTCGAGAGTTCCCCCTTTAGTTTCTGAATCAGCAGTATCAACGAAAATGTTTTTTTGTAAATTACCAATTGCCAGGTAAATCAATTTCAACTTTGCGGCCTGAACAGATGCAATTATTCTAATTACACTTTTCCCAAACACAGGAATAGTGATCGACTCAGAAGCTTCCAAGTCTCCTTTTATTGATAAATATAAATCGTTAAGCGTTGGTATAGTTATCATATAAAGAAATCATCGTTAAAGTCACTGATACTAAAGTCTCCAAGTTCCTTTTTCGTTGCATCCCAAATAAAAACGAACGCCCGAAATTGATCGGAAGACCTGCCTTTTAAATTGTCTGGCTCTTTTACTTTTATAGTTATGTTCACCCTGTCGATGCCTTCAATTGTTACAGATACTTTCACAATAGCAAAAGCCTCCATGAATTTTAAATCTTTTTCAACAGCTTGTTGTATTTTTATTCTACCTGCGCTATTGAGAGCCACTTCCATGAGAACTCTTTCGGTTTCCGAGTTCATTTGAATGCTCTCATCTTGATCAAACAGGGCGCTATTTGCCCAGAAATCAAACGCTTGTTGAGTAGCCAATCGCTTAACTGTTGAAGCCTCTACATTCCCTCCGAACAAAGCAAGGTAAGGCATATTGCCCCAACCTGATTGAGTGGCAAAGTCGTTTCCGACAATTCTCAAATCGCCACCGTCACCGTTTTCTATTATTGCTAAGTCGCTCATGGTCTAGTGGAGGTAAGTTTTATCTTCACATTATCCGAACTTGAGCTCACTGTACCTCTTCCTGTTGGGTCGTTAACATTGAAGTCAACAGTAGATCGAGATTCTGCAAACATTTTTTTCATGTTCGCTTGCTTTTCGGCTTGTGTATTCAATAATGGCGCAGCCTTTGCGCTTTCAAGTTGATCTCCGCTTTCGTCTGTAATAGTATTCACCCCAAGTCCGTCTCTTATTTTCTGAATCTCGCTAACGGCTGAACTGGCAAAGCCTCCAATTACAGGAAGGTTACTAAGTAATTTGAAAACTTGTTGCAATGGCATTAGTACAGCATCTATAATAGTAGCCCCAATAGCCTTAAATCCCGCAAGTACACCTCCCTCTTTGAAGGCGGTTGTAATCATATCCCAATTCCTGCGAAAGGACTGGATTAGATTTATGATCATTCCAAAAGGGCCTAATATAAATGTAAGAGCGGCCCCCCATTCGTTATATTTTGCAATGGCCACAGCAATCAATGTTACTAATATTATTATCCACCCTACAGGATTTGAGGCATTGAATAACCAATTAGCAGCAGTAGCCAAGGCGGTAGCTATTTTATAAGCGTTAAGAGCAACAACATTCTGCCCAATAGCAATAGATGCAGTACCAGAGAGAGCGCCCATAACTCCAAGCCCAATATTATATACTATCATAGCCGCATTTGCAGCGAACAGTAAAATTTTCCACGTAATAAATAACCCTAACATTGTGCCAATCACAGTTACTACCGCACCTAAGTTTTCGGTTAAAAACTGAACCGCTTTTTTTGCAGCGTTAACTCCAGCGGTCGCCTTGCTGTTGCCAACAAGCATATTAACCCAAGCAGCTTTTAATTGATCTAGCGATTTGTCGAGCGTGTTATTCTTTATTGCTGCCTGAGTTAACGCCTCTGATGTGCCTGTCACCCCTTTTGTAAACTCATTATATTGACCAACATTTGCCAGCAATATTTTACCAGTACTTACGTTTTCTGCTCCAAATAATTTTGTAACTAAAGCGTCTTTTTGCTTTGCAGTAGATAGAGAGGATATTTTTTTATTAGCTTCATTCAGTGCGTCATTCATATTGAACTGCCCAGAGGTATAACCTAGCCCAGCCTTTTGCAGTTGAAGAACAGAGCCTCTTAATTTTGTTCCAGCCTCTGCTCCGAATACAGATTTTTGAGAAAGAACTTCCACTAATGCTACCGACTCTTCTACTGATAGGTTAGCTGATGCGGCCACTGAACCAAAGTTTTTCATAGACTCCGCCACTTGAGGAATAGTAGCAGCTCCAACTTTTGCGCCAGCCGCAAGTACATTCATTGTCCTGTCTGCCTGTGATGCTTCAAGGTTAAATTGATTCATCACACCTACCAGCGAGGAGGCGGACGTTGCTAAGTCATCACCAGAGGCTTGTGATAGAATTATTGCGGACTTTGTAACAAGCCCCATAGCATCGGCGCTCTCTAATAATTTAGAATTTGCTGACCCGATTAATTCAAAAGCTTTTGCAGTATCGACCGCTGAAACTTTTGTTTCCCCGGCAACCTCTATAATCTTTGATTTGAAAGCCCCAAACTTATCGTCCGCTAAACCAGTTACGGCTTGTAGTGATCCAAGGGCCTTGTCGTAATCTTTTAGAGCGCCTACCGAGTAGTTTATGCCACCCATTACAGTGGCTGTTAAAGCTGCTGCGCTGGCAAATTGAAAAAACTGCTTACTCGCATCGCTTAGTCCAGGGGTCAGCCTTCTTGTAACTCGCTCCGCTCTGGCTATCGAGGCCTCGGCTTTAGAGGCAAACGATGTTACGTTATTCCCCATGTACTTAACAACAGAAGAAACCTTGTCTTCTGCTGTAAATATTGAAGGTATAACGAAAGAGGCCATTATTTTTTATTTAATTCTTTATTCATTTCCACGATGTCGTTATACCAGTATATTAAACCGTGTATGTCTCGATCGTCTATATATAATAAATCAACAAAGTCGGGAGTCCAATGAAATTCACGAACCACCGACTTTGTCATATTTTCGATACTTTCTTTGTCCGTTAACTCACAAAAAAAACCGTAATTGCGTCTGCCACTACTTGGTCTTCTGGCATTAGTTCGGTAAGTATGGCTTTATTCTTTCCAGTAGACGCAACCATGTAAGCCACTAATCTCATGTCTCCATTGTCCGCCTTCACTCCATTCAGGTGAGGCATTACCATTTTACGATTAACTCTTGCGTTGAATATAAGCTCCGTAATAGGAGATGCCGCAGAGCCTATAGGAGTAGTAAGAGTAAGGTGAAGCTTAGCCTCTTCATCCAATACTAGCCTGCCGTTTTTAATTGCCCTTTTAATGACCTTCAATTGCGATTCTCCAATTTGTGACTCAATCTTGTCTTCCGAAATATGGTTTCTTTCCAACCACTCATTCAGTTCTGTTTCAGCAATTTCTTCACTTACTTTGTTCATATTATCCAGATATTTTTTCAAGTTGACCACCGCCAGATATTTTTAAAGACAATGTCGCAGCGTTTCCATTCGGCTGAATGTCTCCAACTGGCTGACCTTTGCCTTGCCATACCGTACCATTAATGTGAGTAATTGTCCATGTAGCATCTACCGGATCGCTTGCTAACTGCTTAATTTTTTCGGCTTCATTAGAGATGGCCATTTCCCAAGACACCGTAGATTCTACCATCCAGCGAACTCTATTTTTTTGAAAGATAGCACGGCCTCCACCGTCGATACCGTTCGAGTCGTCATTATTTCTAAATCCGCCCCCATCAAAAGTGGAATCCTCTCCAGCCTTTGGATAAAGAACTCCGCTACCAAGTGTAGGGTGGTTGTAAGTTATTTCAATTAAATCTCCGCCAGTTACTGACATAATTTTATTTTTTTTTAATTAATTTATTGTACCGAAATTAAAACCAGCCTGTGCGGTTGTTGAAGAAATTCTAGCAAAACTAGAGCGCTTATATTTAAATAAAGTCTCTAGTCTATCAGGATTAGATGTACTAAGATTAACGGTTGTATTATCTTTCATAAAATTCGCATCAACAATTAATGCCCTGTTTGCAAGGTCTTCCGCATAATTTCTTAGAATAGATTTCCATTGTTTTGGTTTAATTACTTTTGCAGCCGAAACAATATCATTGTCTTTTGCGATAGCGTGATCTACCACATTCTCAAGCTCTAGAAGATAGTATCCAAATCGAATATTGAAGTCTATGAATAAATTCCTAACGTACCTGAATTGAGGAACAATTTCACCAACCTTGTGATAAGTAGTTACGAAATCTGTTGCCTGATATTTTTGACCAATCAACTGAACTGTAGAACAGCCTTTCTTTACAATAATATCTCTGTTGTTGTAGTCGTCCATAGACCCTATGAACAAAGGCGCTGGCATGTCAGGGTAAGAAATTCCTGAGATGTCAAGCTGTGGATTATCTTGAATCTGTCTTGCAGAAATAGCGCAAACATTAGCAGCAGCCTCCATAGGGTGAGCGTCTGACAACGGAGCTGGACAAATCGCAATTGTTACTTCATCTGTTTTTGGATTTGTAATACTACTCGGGTCGTCAACAGTTGACCCAGTAAGTACAACAGCAGGTTTCATTACAGTGCCTGAAAATCTGCCTGTCGGAGCATCAGGGTCAGGTGTTCCATTCCATGATTCAAACAAGGCCATGGTTCCAGCGTGTGTGCCGTATGAATTTACAATATGAGTTACCCAATTGTTTCCAATCAAAGCAAGCCCAGCAGAAACAGAAGGCGTTCCAGACCCTGCATTAGGCGTGTCTACCACGTAAGTAACGCCAGCCACAACTCCATTATTTTTTATTGAAAATTTTAAATCATTTGCCGTTAATCCCATCCACTTGCTAGTAAGTGTAGCAACCCCAAGTGCAGATGCTGCCGAAAATGGACACCCTATAACAGCATTAATAGCGTCAGAAATTTTTGCAGCAATAACAGTTGGAGTGTCGCCTGTTGCGATATTAATATCGTAAGAAAGGCCGTCCAACGATTCACGTCCTGCCACGACAAGCGTGTGAGTAGCATTTACCGTTGCCGTTCCTGTTACTGTTGCGGTGAAAACTTTAGCCGTCGATCCGCCCGCTTTCGCTTGTGGGTATATTACAATAGGAATGCCGCCAACTCCATTCCCTGAAACAGGGCGTAGGATCCGCATTATATTATAAATTGGCGATCCATAGCCATACTTAGCCCCTGCTGCTTGCGCTGTAGTTGCCTCGTAAGCCGAAAGATCAAGACCTGATTGATTGGCCTCATTAGCCTCAGCGAATACACCAATTCTTACTGGAAGGTTTGGAGAAGAGCTCGAAAAATCTCCTTTAGTTATTTTATAACCGACTGTTTTAGAAATTCTTTCCAGTCCTACTGCGTCTGATGCCATGAATCTTTAATTTTAATTCGTTTTTAAAATTAAAGAATAGTTACCTTAATTTTCAAAAGTGTACGCAAATTACGCACATAAATTACTTACCCATTACCACACGAACAAAGTCTGACCAAGTGTAATTGGTTATTTTTAAACTTTTACAAACCATGTCGGCTATAATATCCCTGGTTGCCATGTTGTAAATTCTACAATCGAAAAAGTGGTTTTGATGCAACGAGCTTTTCTTTTTCCAAATAAATGAAACACCTACACCCTCTTTTTTATCCTCTACTTTTTCCTCTGCCTCATAATGAGAAAAATAATTATCAAATAAATACTTGCCACCAGAAGGCTCTGGATAGCTGCAAAAGCCAGACGGCTGAACCTCTCCATCTGACGCGTCAAATCTTAGGCTCATAAGATTTGCTAACAAATCTTTATAAAGACCAACTTTTAAAATATATAGCTTGCCTCTTTCGGCGGCTGGTTTGAATTTCTTAACATCAACCCCCATCTTTGTAAACGAATCTTCTTTATCTCCTTTCAGGCCAACAATCCCAGCGCCGCGCTTCTCTATGAAATCGTATGCGTAAGAAGTAAAGTGCCCTGTGTCAAGTCCTGTAAAAAGTATTCGCATCTTACCGCCTGTGTCTTTTTCATATTCTGTATCCAATATTTTTGAAAATTCAGACCACACATTATTCGGCTTCGTTGGGTCATAACTCCACTTGACTCTATCCTCTTTTATTTTCTTTGACCCTTCCCGTGGAACAAAAGTACCAATACTTCCGTGAGTGATCGAGTACGGGCTACCGTTTTCCGCCCAAGCTACAATTTCATAATCTAACCTAGCGTCATCTAATATTCCCTTCGACTCATTGTAGCTAGTACCATTCATGTCAGCTGAACATGTAAGCATAACTATCTCCCCTGCTCCATCTTTAATAGAAAGTTTTTCGGGAACGGCAAGAATTTTATAAGAACGAATGTTTCTTTGAAGCTGATTTGCAGAAGGGCTCTCGCCTTTCTCTTCGTATGTTTTGGCGAGGCAAAGGTTTGTAAATGATTTTATAATATGCTCTTTCGCTGGCTCGCCTACTGGATTTGCTTTCACCCAAACGCCTGCGTAATGCTCCCAGTCATACATTCCATGAGGCGCATAAAGCGCGGAGGCGTGGTAAGAATAATATCCAAGTTTAACAGGTGTTGCGGTCGGCTCCCAATATCCTGCGTTAAGCATCTTCGGTTTTCCTGAGTCATTAAAGAAGCCCCCACATGACTGACAGATGTAACCAACACTCCCGCTCACGATAGCCCCATGATGATCCACTTTCCATGTGATTCCTCCCATTTCGGTACTGCCTTCTATCTGAACGCTCCATTGCAATTCGATCGGGCTTCCACAACATGGGCAAGGAACTTTGTATTTCCGCTGGTCTCCCATTAGGTAGGCTGGCTCAATGTTGGATGTTGCCTTTAATTCTGGGTTCGACATAAAAAGTATTTTCATCTTATCGTAGTACGATGCGAATCGCTGCATGATCAATTCTTCCGTACTACCCGATTCTTTAGAAGCTCTTTTAATCGCTTCGTAATCGTCAATAAGTCCAACCTGATAATCTGCCTGTCTCCATATCTTATGATTTGATGCGGAGGAAACTTTTATATAACCCCCAGCAAATTCTTTCTTGGTATTGGTGTCCCCTGACTTGTTGGCTCTTTTACGATTTACGGACGGCTTAATTAATGATCTTAGTCCTGTCTGGTCAATCATTAGGTCCAGTTTTGTCATTGCTTCGTCTACCAATGAATCATGCCCTACCGTCATTATAATGTTTGCTGGATGATTCTTAATTAGCCAACCAATGACTGGAATAATAATAGTAGCCGATCCTCCAAACTGGGCGCCCTTCATAAAGGCGATCACCTTGGCTGGGTGGTCTGGGGCAAAGCAATCTATAATCTCTCTGGTGTATGGAGTGCGCTCATAAGAGAGTGGACCAGGAAACGGCTTCGGCATTACTATGTTTTGCTCCGCCCACTCACTAGGCTTTATATCAGACAAGGTAATTTTAGCAGAATCTAGTAAGTTAGAAAGTTGATGAGAATAATTAGTCATGTTCCCCCACCTCCCTCTTTACAGCGTACTCACCAACAATATTATCAATACCTTTTTTCGCCAAATCCACAGCCTTGTTGGCCGTCGAATTAATAACCCTTATCAACTCGCCTCTCGCCTCTGCCACTTCATTAACGTTCATTCCTTTTGCCTTTGCCATTATTGTTATAAAGTCTTCCATTCCATTTTTAAATGCGGTTACGAATGACTGTGACTGGAGAATAATGATTGATCGAATCAACTCGGTTGGTATATGTTCGCCCCGAATTTTCTCTTCCTTTAAATTCAAAAGCCTTGTTTCGGCTTCTTTCTTCTTTAATTCCTGCGCTTTTAGCTTACGGTCCAAGCTATAACCGCCCTCTGTTTCGCCCTCTGGTGTAGTTTTCTGCCTAACAACTGGCTCTTTTTTTGTATTATTTGAATGCTTATCGACAATTTCCCCCGTGTTTATTTCGGATTCATTGGACTTTTCTAATTTTCTGTCAGCAAACTTTTGAAGGAAGTCTATGTTTTCTGGTTTCGTATCGTCGATTAATTCACCCGTTAAAATTACCTTACCACGTTTTATGTAGTTTGATAAATTACCCGCTGATAATCCGCACATTAACCCGAAATCTTTACGCTTATGCAATGCCATTGGACTACAAGGTACAAATAAATACCATAAAAACTACAAACTGAACTACAAAAATTGAAATATGGTCATTCATAAATAATTATGCGGCTTCGCATTCAT